ACAATAGAACATGGCGAACCAATACTCCATAACCGTGAGCGACCGTGCCGATAGGGTACTTAAATTACTGAAAAACAAGGGCTACAAGACCTCTCAATGCATTTCAGCATTGATTGAGACTCTAGGCTTCGAGGCTACGGCTCAACTCGTAGCATATCAAAAACAAATAGCCCTATTGATGCATCAAATGGAGGAGGATGAAGCATGATTTACATGAAAGAGTCATACGTTTATTCTATTCCTTGTTCTGAAGACGGTACACGTTGGGTTGCTTGCACGTCGGGCTCTTGTGGGTACGAACGTAACGAAACAATGTCAAGTTACAGCATACGAGGTGAAGACGTTCTTCTGAGAATGTTCAAGGTTAATGGCGTTCAAGTGTGTGCTGGTTGTATCAAAGAATCAATTGCAGAAATGCAAGCATGGATTGGTGAAGAAGAATGACTGGCATTGACGAACGTAACCCAGCATGGGAAGAATTAGTTACAGCTCTAAAACGAATTGCTGACGCTCTTGAATACCTGGTGGAATTGCAATGAGTCTTCCCTGGTACTGGCCTTTAGTTCAGGACTTACGTAAGCACATAGAAGACAATCACATGGAGCAACGTGGAGCGCTCGAAGAAGTTGAATTCACTGAAGAGTATCTCCATTACGAATCTTTTAGAGATGGTGAAGACGTTACAGTAATTTGTCCATGGTCTAATCACTGCAATTGTACGTGGGAAAGTAAAGGACACATTCGATTTAAGTTTATTGAATCAAATGATTGAGTAACTACCTACGCCTGAACCGAACGCGGATTCATCGTATTGTTGAATCTCTGGTGATGATGCAGCTATTCCCATTGAACCAGTAGAATATGCAATCGCAACAATTGACGCCCCAGCCAATTTGACTGGACCTGGAACGTTTCTCAAGTTAGGTAAATTCTTCTTTTTGTCTTGCAGCCATTTCTGAAGCTCACGTTGTTGTGGAGAATACAAATCCTTCGGCTGTTCTTCATAAACCAAAGGAATTCCAAGGTCAAGAACTTCTTGAACTGGGAACTTATCCGCGGTTGTTGCATCGATGATGGTTTGAGCGAGTGGACGTATCAATTCAATTCTGTCATCAAACGACGGAAACATATCTGGAAGCATTGCTTCCATGTTCACACCTGGTTAGCAAGTTCATAACTTCTCTTCAGACGTTGCATGTACACAAGTTCAGTTTCTTCACCCATGACACCTGCAACTAGCTGACGTGCGGCTGGAATCGAGAGTACTGAATTATCATCTAAATCAGTGGTTAACATACAAACAATTCGATAGCAATATAATTTGTCTGCTGCTGTCGGTTCTCCTGAATCGAACCTTTGTGAACGTTCCAACTGTTGATAATTTGGGTAAGGGATTTGTGTGTTTTCTGTAAAGAATCTAAAGGAACCAAAAAGTATGGTCTCGAACTCACGTGTACTACCTAGCATACCAGGTCCAGTGTTGTCCACTGCAATTGCATCGCTTATCTCTTGGATGTTCATTGGAACTGATGTAACTATGTCTAATACTTGCAAACCACTAGCAATTGAACTTCCACCTACTTTGAATATGTATATACCTGGGTCTTGTAGTCCTAACGACGTGGGAAAGAACGTAAGTGAATCCATGGCATAACCAGACAAATCTATTTGCGTTTCGTGAAACACTGTAACGTCGGTTCCAGGTATTGTTTGCCAACCGTTTAGGTTAGCCCATCCTGCGGCTCCTGAATAAGTAGATACTAAGGCTGGGTGCATGGCTGCTAATCTTCTTTCCTTACTATCCATTGTATCACATCAAAATTTACTTCTTTTTCTTGGTGAGTCTATGAGCTTCTCGTTGTGCTCGTTGGAATCCGTTTTTTGCCCAAGCTCCAGATTTGAGTTTGTACTTCTTTGCGACTCGTTTGAAGTTTCGGCCATAGCGCTTACTGTAATCTGAAGCCTTGCGCTTGACTTTCCTTTCCGCCGGTTCAGCCAACTTACTAACGGGCCCAGCAACTTCAGGAGTAACGCCAGCACTTTCAAGCAACTCCTTCAGGAGTCTGCACGTCTCGCAAGCCAAAGTAATCAACCTCAGTTGTCACTGGCTGTCGATTGTATAGCAATGGCCATCCAGTCCTTGGTACCGAGTTTAACAACACGGCATCGAATACGGGCTGTAAGAAAAGTATCGGCTCCAGCAGTATTAGAGACATCAGGTCCACCTACTAAGTAAAGTGAATCGTTGACTACCATGAAGGCTTCGCTTAGTGCAGCAGGTCCGAAATTGTCTGGATAAAGGTCCATGACATGTGATGCGACGTTGTTGACATCATCAATCCCCATAGCTCCTGAAGCGATGAGAGATTGATTATCAGCTCGAACAAAACCAGTTCCAGGGTTCAAATCGGAAAGTTGGCAACTCAAAGCACCATTTCCGGTTAGGAAACTGTTAGGCGATTGGTCAAGAGTTGGTCCACGTTGCCAGATAAAATCAACGTGTTCAATAGCAATTGCTTGGCCGGTTGCTACGTTAACATATGCACCAAGGTCAATTGAGCCTTGGACACGGGTGCCAGCAGCAGTTCCGCCAGGTAAAGTTACAGTTTCAGTCAGGTAAAAGGAGCCAGTTTTTGCGGTCGCCATACTACCTTGGGTTATGCGACGGTGTATAAACTAAACCGTTCATCATAGGTTCCCCTAGAAATTTGCAGCAAATCTCCGCGAGCGAAGCGAGTTCAGTTCACAAACCACCCGTCCCCGACCTCCACCCCTATTGTTACAGCCCCCCCTATATTATTCTCCCGTAGGGTTTTTTTTCCGTAGATACTAAATAACATTATTATTTACAATAGAACATGGCGAACCAATACTCCATAACCGTGAGCGACCGTGCCGATAGGGTACTTAAATTACTGAAAAACAAGGGCTACAAGACCTCTCAATGCATTTCAGCATTGATTGAGACTCT